CATAATATTCATCAGATTGAGGATCATAACCCTCTTCTTCTGTTAATTTTTGATGCAAACCAAATGCTGTATAGGTCATAGCTTCATCTTGTCCAAACCAAGAATTCTTAGAAGCCCATGCTTGAGCTTTTGGATCTGGATTGATTGGCTGTGCTGGTTGTTGAGGAGTTGCAACAGGTTGTTGTACTTCTGTTTCAACGGGTTTAGCATTTTTAACTTTTATTTCAGCTAATCTTGCTTCCTCATAACCTAACCTAGATATATCTTTAGTGGCATTTATCTCTCCTTGGATATCACCATCTTCTCTTGCTTTTACTAATCTAGCAGAAGCTGCTTCCATAGAAGATTTGATTCTGTTTTCCATTTCAGAAACATAACCACTATCTAATTTAGTTAATCTGTTATTTAATTTTTCTTTTTCAGATAAGATACTTTTTGCGTATTCAGTCGCAGCTTGTTCTCTACGCTCTGCTTCACGCATTTTTTTAGTTAGTTTAGCTATTCTTTTCTTTACTCCTTCAGAATATTCTTCTAACTCTTTTTTCTTACCTTCTTCGCCTTCTTCTTCTTTTTTAGGCTCCTCTTCTGTTTCGCTAACTTGAATATCAAGCTGCTCATCAGGTTTCTTAGATGAGTCATTGGACTCATTACTGTCTGTACTTTTCGTTTCATTCGTTACCTCATTGTCTGGTTGTTGGTTTTCTAACTCTACCTCAACTTCAGGACCTGAAGTATCAAGATCAACTGTATTATTTTCTTCTGGCATAGTATGCTCCTATGTTAAAATTGGTGAAAGATATCTTCGGGGTCTTTCACTGTTGCTAAGACTTCATCGTCATTTAACAAACGTACTTCCCCTCCATCAATTTGAATTCTTGATCCGGCATATCTAGCAAAGACTACCCAATCCCCTTTCTTGCACCACGGACCTTCAGGAAATTTTTCCCTATCATAACAATGTGGGCCCATAGCTAAAACTAAACCACAAGTTGATGCCACCTGTGATCGTTCAATAGTTTCGTCGGTGTATAATATTCCACCTTTAGATTTATCTTTTTGTTTAAACGGTAATACTAAAATTCTCCAACCAGTAGGTTGTGGTAATTTTGAAGTTTCTTTTTCTTTAATAGAATTATGTGAATCTATTTTTTCGTTATTTTCTTTTTCGTATTTTTCTGCCAAAGCTAACTTAATCTTTGGAACCTCTTGATTTTTGTCCGAGGTCAATGACGTTTCTTCCTTCTTCATCTTTTTGCTCCTTATTGTTTAGCAGGTTAGAGATTTCCTGTAAGATGTATTGGTAGGCATGTGCCTGACCCAACATGTATTTGTATTTCTCCATATTGTCAACCCCTCCGGATATCAAGTTGTCTCCAATATTTTGATAACTAGCTTTTAGTTTTGTAAGTATTTTTTGTATGACGATAATATCGTCAGGTTGCTGTGACATTAACAGTTCCACTTTCTTAGGGATTTATTAATTCTGCTATCAGGATCCCTTGCTGTTTTAGCAGAGGTTAAACGTTTTTTCATTCCACTCATTCTAGCACAAAAAGACTTACGTCTATTCGCTGCTTTAGAACCTTTTTTTAATTTAGATGGCTTTGTAGTTACAGCCATAGATAATTTAGAACCAGGATTCGCTGCACGATAAGATGCAATACCTTTTTTATTCAGTCCACCTGATTTAGATTTACCTTCTTTTCTTTGCCAAGCTGCTGTTCTAGCCATTACTTTTTCTTTTTAGGAAATCCAGCTTTCATATTTGCATATGCCTTAGATGAAATAGTAGACTTAGATTTAGGTCTTGAGATACCTAATTTTTTCCTACGATTAATGTTGGCCCAAAGGCCAGGTTTAGCTGAACCTCCTTTTTTGTAGCCCATTTTTGCAGCTACTTCTGGTGCTTTAGCTTTTAATGCTTTTATGCCTTTTCCTTTACTACCTGCTGGTATTGGTTTTTTCATCATTATTTTTTAGCCTCTTTTTTACAGTTACATTCGTGATTACACAGACATTGTGTAATACCAAATAGTTTACAAACTAATTCGCATGATTTGCGTTTTATAAATTTAAATAAATCTTTCCAAGATTCCATACTATCTCCATCCTTTTTTTGCTAATTTAGGTTTACCAGCTTTCACTAGTCCACCTTTTCTTTTTTCATCTCTATCTACCATTTTGGGTTCAATAAGTAAACCTTCACCAGAAATAGGATCTCCTTGAATATCAGGTTCTCCTGTTCCTTTAACTAATTTAGCTCCTGCTCCTTTTAATCCATAGAGTCTCTTGAACATATTGGTTTTTTCTTTTCCCTCTAGTTTCATTTGAGATCCTACTTTAAAAGCTTTCGTAGTTTTATTTCCTTCTTGTCTAGGTGCTGGTTTTTCTTTATCGGTAAAACCAAGTTCATTAGCAAGTTTAACAAAGTCACTTCTTGTCCCACCTTTTTTAGCAAGTTCTATAAATTTTTTTCTTTTAGATTCACCCATGTTATTTTCCTTTTTTCGTATTGATAATATCGGTTGCTTTGATTCCATATACGGCAGCCACCACTGAAATCCAAAGTCCAGTTATCCACCAAGGCATATCTTGTAATTTCTGAAAATACAAGTCTAGTTTTTTAGAAATATCTTCATCTTCTGCAAATACAGAATACGCTAATAAAAATAGAGGGCTTGATAGCGTCAATAAAATGAATTCATCTTTCCAATCGTTTTTTTGATTTTCAAAAACTTTACCTGTGTATTCAATTTCACCGCGTTTCATTTTTTCAGCATGCAACAATGCTGCTTCTGACATAACAATTTCAGATTTTTTCTTATTAGAATAGATTTCTACTGCGGCCTTAACTCCAGAGCCAATTAAACTCCATGGAAACATAATTTAGTACCAAGTAGCTGTCTGTTTTCTTGCTTTTCCAGTACCTTTAACAGTTACTTTCTCAGAACCTTTAGCAGAAGGAGTAGGAATTACTTTTCCACCTTCTGGAGTTCCGATTTCATAACTATCTTTAGGCATTTTTTTATTTTTTTTCATTATTTTTTCCTCTTCTTACTCATTTTAGCTTCAGATAAAGCAATTGCAATAGCTTGTTTTGGATTTTTTACTATTTTTCCAGATTTCCCGCTATGTAACTTACCTTTTTTAAACTCTTTCATAACAATACTTACTTTTTTCTGTCCTTTAGTCATTTTTTTCATATTAAAACGCTCCTTTTTTGTTCATATTAGACATTTGTTGTTTAGCGATAGAAGTAGCTGCTCTTAATTCAGCTAAATCTTCATTCTGTTCTAGTTTTTCTTGTTGATTTACTTGGTTCATCATAGCTTTCATCTTCTCTAGATTCAGTTTGTTCTCATCGTCTTTTTTTCTTCTAGCATTTTCTTGTGCTTGTAGGTCTAATTCTCTAGATTTAAGTTGTGCAATAGGATCATTACCAAAGTTACCATTAATTTCTTGATCTTCTTTTTTAAATTCTTCCATCATTTCTGCAATCAATACAGCTTTTCTTGATTCAATCTTCATCGTTAATTGCATCATCATCTGTTGGATTCTAGGATCTTGCATGGCTTGTGGGTTATTTCCCATAGCTTGCATTTGCATCATTTCATTTTGGAATTCTATCTCTACTTGTTCTAATGCCATTAAAGAAATATGTTCAAATATATTCTTCTCTAAAGCACCCATGATGACAGGATTATTTCTTGCCATATTGGTTGCCATAAAATTTAAATGAGCCGTCATGTGAGCTCTGTGATCTTGTCCTTTAAACGCTTGGAAAGGGACTCCTGATAAAGAGTCAATATGTTCTAAAGCAGGATCTTTAGGTTGTGGTTGAGCAGGGGGTGTTAAAATCAAATCAATATTTTTTACACCAATCGCTTCGTACATATTTCTATACGCTTCATACAAATTATGAATTTGTGGATTCGATTGTGCTAATTGTAATTCTGTTTGAGCGATCGATATTCTTTGTGTCTGAGAAAAGATATTAGGATCCGCTACCGGTACAACATCAATCTTATCATCAAAGTCTGTCTGTTTAATATTTCTTTGTCCACCTACTACATCGTAAGGATATTCCGCAGGAAGGTAAGTTTTAAATACATTGACCATTAATCTAAATTCATTCTTCAATGCCGCGTATAATCTTTTATGGATAGCACTCATGGTCCGTGAACCACGTTCCAACAGCGCTACGGTCGTACCCACTGCCGCTTGTTGATTCCCATCGCCAACATTTAAATCCGCAATGGATGCGAAACGTTGACCCGCTTGTACTACGACCCCCATGAGTTGCAGTAAAGTTTGTGAAGGTTCTTTAAACGGCAACATCATAAACGAATCTCTAATATTTCCTCCTGGAGCATCTACATCTCTGAATTCTCCTGGTTGAATGCTTTGAGCATCATCTCTAATTTTAATTCCTCTTTGTTTAAAGCCCGCTGGTAAATTAGCCAGGGTTCCCGCATCAAGCAATTGTCGTAATGCTGATGTGGCAGTTCTCGATAAACCACCGATCATATGAATCAAACCAAAACCATAAAAACCTAGTCCTGGTAAAAATTTAAAGTGTACGAAATATTCAATCCTAGCTTTTAAAGGATCTGTTGGTTGATAGTTTCTTCTAATAGATAGTACTTCGGAAGATTCTAAATCTATCGTTACAATATAAGGAAGTTTAATTCCAGTTGGTTCCCCTTCGGGTCCTCGATCTTCAAAACCTTCCAAATCTAAATTTACATGACATTCTAGTAAAGTAAATACTTCTGCATCTTTTGTTTTACTTCTTCCTTCTAATTCACGTTCCTTTTTCTCCACATCGGTTTCTTGATCATAACCTGGAGTTAAAGGTATATCTCTATAAAAACCACCTACTTGTTGTTTACGTAATTCATTCTCTGACATTTTGATAACATGAATAATGTCTTCTGCATCTTCTAAGGAAGTTGCAGTATAAGGAACTACTAAATCTTCTGCTGGTACAAATTTAGAAACGGTTCTTCCCAGCATTGCATCAAAGTATACTTTTTTAAAAGCAGATCCTGCAAGGGGTAAATAAAATAACATTTGATCAAACTCAGGTTCATATTCTTTCATGACATCCATGATTTGATAATTCATAAAGTCTTTCACTCTATTTGCTTGTTGTTCTTTTTCTTTGGTAGACATTCCAATAGTCTGTGTTCGTACAGGTCCACCTGCTGGTAATAATTCTTTGTACGCCAAAGCTTGGAACTGAGTCACTGCTTCCGCTAATACGGGGTGAGTTGCACCTGACGCACCTTGGAAAGGTTCGGTTCTATTTTCGTAATTGAATCCTAATAAATCTAATCCTGTAGTGTAGGTTCTTTCCCAATCTTTTCTAGAAGATTTATAGTCTTCATAATTAGAAGTTAATTCTGAACCAAGTGGATTTAATATTTCTTCTGGCAACAGTTCTGCCAAATTATCAAAATGGTTTTCAGATTGCTCTTGGTTAAAAGCTCCTGGTTCAAAATTAATTTCTACACCGCCATCTTCCGTTGGTGTAATTTCCGTTTCCCCTGGATCAGGGAGATCTTCTTTAATGTCTACTACCTCTTCCATCAAGGTTTCTTGACCTGGAATTTCAATGGTATTTCTTATATCATTGGGTAGTGATTTATCTATATCTGCCATTATTTGTCTCCTGATTTTTTAGGTAATCTTACTACTTTAACTTGTTTTAATGGAACATTCAAGCCCTGAGGCGTGGGCCCTGATTTAGGTGGTATAGTAGTAGTTAATCGTTTGATTTTATTCATTAGTAATAAATTCTTTTTCTTTGATACTGAACTTCATCTTTATAATCTTCTGGGTGAGAAAGCAATCCCCCTTGTCTAAATCGCATAACCGCTTGAGTCATAGAATCTACTAAGTCGTCATGATCCCCATAAGGAAAAGCAGCACATTCTTCAATCACTTCTTGAGCAAATTGTTTATCTTTAGGTGCCCAAACCATTCCTGATTCGAATAAAGGAGCAACAGAGTTTACTCTAGAATGTTTATCATTTCCTTTAGAAGGAGAAAAATTAACAACAGGTATACCCATGTTTCTAAGCTCATACGTCAAAGGAAGTCCAGATGCTTTAGCTTCCACTAGTACCGTTTCCGGTTGCCAGTAGTCATACTGTTCCTTGGCCACGCGCCGGAGATCAGGGAACTCGAGACGTTCTTTGATTGCGTCTAATAAAATTAATTGTTGAGGAGAGTCTTCATTCTCTCTAAAAATTCCCCAGGTTGTAATAGCAGAATAGTCTGCTGTTTCTTTTTTCATAAAAGCTGTATCATAACTTTGGATCACATGCTCTAAAGCAGGCATGTAATCATGTTCCCAATTCTGCCACCATTCTCTTTTGATAATAGCTCCTTCTTCTGAAGTTGGATCTTGCATGTATTGAGCATTCCATTTATTAATTCCAGCTGAAGCTTTTACAGCAAGTAAATCTTCTAACTTCCAATATTCAGGCCACACGGGTTGACCTTCTGGTAAGATAGCTGGAAACTCTACTACTTCCCATTGATCTGCTTTTTCTTCTTTAGCACCTGCATTAATTAATTGAGCTGTTAAATCTTTGGTTGACCATCTAGTCATAACCAAAACAATTCTACCACCTGGTTGTAAACGTTGTCTTGGTCCTGAAGTATACCATTCATATGCTTTATCAAAGGCAGTAGTAGAATAAGCA